TCAGGCGTCCGGTCCCACAGCGCGCACCGATCGGCGACCGTTTTCCCGAACGGCTGTCCGTCCTTCGTCAGGCCGTCAACGTCCCTGACGATCTCCTCGCAGTAGAAGTCCCGGAGCGCGACCAGGTCGATCTTGTCCTCCGACTTCTGGTGGCCGCGCCACTGCGACTTCATGACCTTCTGCGAGCGGCGTTCCATCTCCCCGGTCAGCGGCAGGACGCGGACCGCGATCTTCCCGCGCCACATGACGACGGCCGACCCGTCCCCCTCGATGAGAATCTCCCCGATGTCCACAGCCCCCCCCCTCTAGGTCAGGATGATGCTGAACTCGTCGTTGCCGGCGTTGGCCGACCTGAGCGCCTCGTACTTCAGCGGGACCGTCACGGCCCCGGCCCGCTCCCCGAGATCCGGCGCGGTGAACCGCACCTTCGGGAGGTCGATGTCCAGGAGATTCCCGGCGGCCCCGATCGGGGTCATGCTGATCGCCCCGGTCGTGTTCGCCGTCACCCGGGTGAACGGGTTAAACGTGGCGAGCTTCTCGAGCTCGATGTCGACGGAGCCGGTCACGCGGCGGTTGGCGATCTGCGCCGTGAGGGCGCCGCTGGCCGCGTTGGCGTTCGGGCGGATGGCGATCTCGTTCCCCATGTCCATCGCGAACGTCTCGAACGACAGCGCCGATACCCCCTGGAACGTCATCACCGGGGCGAGGAAGGCATAGGGCGCCGTCGTGTCCCATGTCGGGACGGTCAGAACCGTCGAGTCCGCCGGAGCCTGCCAGACGCCGGTGAAGTTGAACGACGCCATGAACAGGCCGCCGGCCTTCCACGACAGCGACATGTTCCCCTGACACCCGGCGACACGCATCAGCACATCTTCGCCAGCCCCCCCGAGGCCGGGGTAGACGCAGCCGATGGTGTAGTAGGACTCGGGCGCGGCGGGCTTGTAGGTGACGGACACGCCGCCGCTGATCGTCTCGGAGCACCCGCAGGCCATGATGAGGTCGCGCCACTCAGGCGCCGTCCCGGCGGTCCCCGACCCCTTCATCACGAGGTCAAAGGAAACGGTCGCCGTTGTCGCCCCGGCCGCGCCGACTTCTTTCGACAGGACTCCGGTCAGGCCGCTGTTCTGGTTGTCGGCGATCTGCGGCGTCAGCTTGAAGTTCTGGACGATGACGCAGTCGGCGGTGGCCAGGGTTTCAGCGGTCCCCGGGGTCGCTTCGACCTTGCACGCAACCTGGACTTCGTTGGCTCTATACGGCTTCGCCATGAGCGGCCTCCTGCTTCTTCACCGGCTTGACCGGCCGGAACGGCGGCCCGGCGTCAAGCGTCGGATGGATGATGTAGGACAGGTTCGCCCGCGCCTGTTCGGGTGAGTCGATGGGGATCGGGTTCCCCTTGCTGCCGGGCACCGCATCAAAGCTGCTCATAGGTCACCACCGTGAACGGGAGCCGGGCCGACCGGACGAACTCGCCCGGGGCCTGCCCCTCCATGACGTAGGTCGCGTCATCCTGGCGGTACACCCGGATGACAGTCTCGACTCCGGCGCTAGCCAGGGTCGGATACTTGATGGCGAGGACGCGCTCGATGGCGCGGGCGTACCGGAGAATCCGCTTCTTGAGAATCGACGGGGTCTCGTTCCCGTTGTCGCGCAGGTGCACCGACACGTCGATGGCGTGTTCGGCGTGGTAGAGGCCGGGGCTGTTGGTGATGCTGCGGATCTCGATCGGCGCGGTGGCCTTCACGTCCACGACGATGGCCGGAAAGTTGGGGATGTGCCCCAGCTCCATCTCCGTGTCGTAGTAGTCGGCGGCCGCAACGTCGTCAAGCGGAATTCCGTCTGCCATCTCCGCGTCTACCAGCGCCGTCTCCGTGAGGAGGTAGGCCTGTAACGTCGCGATGATGCGAGACACGGCGTATTCCGCGCCCTTGATCGCCATGACAATCTCCGCGAGTCCTACAGATGCCGCAGCACCTGCTTGATTCGCTTGAGGTAGAACGTGCGCAAGGCTTCGACGAACTGGCTATAGTCGGCGGCCGTCTTGTCCAGAACGCTGCGCCTCGGCAGCACTTGGCGGCCCTCCCCGGTTCCGGTCTCAGCCCGCCATGCTTTCTCGGAGGCGACCCCGAATCGGTAGGTGAACGGCTTCACGTACTCTCGGATGTGGTTCGGGTTCGTCGGCATCGTGAACCGCTCGCGGGTCTCGCCGTTGAAGACGAGGATCTTCCGGCCGGGCCGCGCCTTGCGCTTGTACTGCCGGTATCGCTCGGACAGCGGCTTCCACGCGGCCCCGGTTGATGCACCCTGCGTCGTGTACGCCTTGCGAGCCTGCCGCGAATGGACGCGGTCCATCTCGACCAGGAGCGGCCCGCCTTTGTCTCCGTCCGACAGCAGGATCGAGTCGCACATGAGGCGCAGGCGCTGGAACTCGGCGGGGTTGCTGCGGAGCCCGACCATCAGAACACGTCCGACATGGTGACTTGCATCCCGACATCCGTCGGGTAGGTTGCCGCAGCCGGGGCCGTGTCGCCGCTCAGGATGTGATCCGTGGCGAAGCTGACCATGTTGCCGCGGATCTCGGCCTCGATTGCACCGCCGATGCGCACCCCGTCAACGATCGTCCCGTAGAACTCGGACCACTTCTCATTCAGCCAGGGGCCGCGCTCCGTCCGGCTCGGCTGCGTCCCGAACGACTGCGCGATGGTGTAGTCAGCGGCCGCCCCGATCGCGTTCGACTCACGAAGCAGATCCTGCAACCGGCTCCCGTTTGTCACGGTCGACGGCGTCACCTCGTATCCGAGCGAGGCGCACAGGCCCATGAGCATGGCCGCCCGGCCCTCCGCGAACCCGGCCGCCTCGGTCGAACTCGGCCGCGTCGAGCTGGTGATGCTCTGCTGCAGCCACCGCTCCATATCCGACTCGGCACAGAAGGCGTTGGCGAACGCCGGAGTGAAGACGGAGCCGGCGGAGAGGACATCGAAGTCCCAGCGCATCACCCGCGCCATCGGGCAGTCGGGGAGGATCTCGGTCAGTTGCAGGACGTAGCGCCCGGTGTTGGCCGGGGTGAACGTCACCGAGTAAGAGCCGGTGGCCCCGATCTCCGCCCACGACACGGTCTCGGAGGCGGCGACGTAGATGCCGCTGCTCTCCCGGTGCAGGGTGAAGGTAACGTCGGCCGGGGTGGTGATGCCGGTGACGGCCGCGTTGCTGCCGTCCAGGACCGTCCACAGGACGCCGATGATGTTGCCGGTGACGTACTGGCTCATGCGACCTGCACCCCCTGGTCATCGGGGACCGTTGCCGCCCGGTGATACGTCGCGGCCTGATAGGTCAACCCAACGCTCACGAGCGACAGCCACACGCTGCCGAGCACCTGGTCCTTCATGCCGATGCAAATCTCCAGACCGTCCGTGTCGTCCTCGGCCCACGGCGAGGCGTTGAACGGGTTGCTGTTGAACGTCGTCGTGCTCACGCCATACCCGGCCCCAGGCAAAACGGTCGTCACCGAGAACGCGGTCACGCCGCCACGGTAGAATCCGATCTCGATCTCCGGCACCGCCCCGGTCGCCTTCTTCATGGCCGCACGAACGACGATGCTCGTCGGGATGAGATGCTCGGCCATGTCGAAGAACCGGAACGACACGCGCCCCAGACCGATGAATCGCTTCGGGATGACGATGTAGGTCGTGTCGCTGTCGTGCGTCGTCGTGTCGCTGTCATCGATCGCCTCGTGCGCCGTGCTGGCCCCGACGATACTCGACCATCCCTGTAGGCTCCCGGTCGCCTGAACCGGGAGATTGATCGTCGGCATGCGCGCTCAGATCGATCCGCCGAAGGTGACGTAGTTGCAGACGATAGAGAACTCCATCGACTTGGCCGCTCCCGCAAGAGTCCACGTGATCTTGCAGTAAGGAAACAGGGGCACGAAGTCACGCCCGGCGTTGAAAATCGAGACGTCACCAGGCCACACCTCGAAGTCAGAGAGCGCCCCGGCGGTCAGCTGGTTGAACGTCGTGGTCCCGAGCCCGGTCGTTCCGGCCGCGTTGGGATACCAGTCAATCGTGAGCGTGTTCGTCTCGTCGGTCAGCATGTTCGTTCCGACCGCGAGGAAGTAGACGGGGAGAATGGCGAGCCCGCCATCGACGTAGAGCGGCGTGGCGATGATGCCCGTATCGCCAGTCACCGCGAGAGTCGCGGACTGATAGAACGTGGAGGTCTGCACGTTGCAGCGCGAATGCACGGATGACGAAGTCAGGTAAGACATGCGACCTCCAAGAGAAGGGCGAGGGGCCGAAGCCCCCCGCCCAACCCATCAGCGACTACGTGAAGATGTAGCGAGCCGTGTTCTTCCAATTCCACGGGTAGAACGCGAAGCGCGCGTACCCGGTGAAGAACGCGATCTTCGACCGCTGCCACATGTCGGAATCGGTGTACATGTTCGAGCTGATGTCCCAATCCGTCTTGTGGAAGAAGCCGATCGCCTTGCTGCTGGTGTTGTTCGCGAAGACGTAGTGATACTTCGTCGTCACGAGCGTGGACGGGATGGCGGTCACCATGCCGCGGTAGACGCCGGTCCCGCCGGAACTGTCGACGGCCTGCTGCGACATCGTCGGGTCGGTGACCGTCTTGTAGGTCATGTACTGGAGCGGATTGACCAGGACGGTGAAGCTGGACACGCCCTCGTTGACCGGCGTTCCCTGATCGTCCTTGAACCCGAGGATCTTCCCGATGCTATCGGCCAGGCCGGTTTCGACCTGTGCCGCAGTCGGGGTTCCGGCGGACGTGCCGGCATTGCCCTGGTTGGTGCCGCTCTCGGGGTGTGACGCCGAGTAGACAACGACTCCGTCATACCCGAGAAGCGTGGTTGAGGTCAGGCACGCCATGAACTGGCGGTCGTAGTAGAACTGCGCCTTTTCCCCGAGTTTCGAGACCAGGCCTCCGGCGTCGGCCGGATTGTCCTCGGCCACGGAACGCGGCATGTCCACGGTGACTTCGTGCTCCTGAACCGTGGTGGCGAGTTTCCAGTCCTTGACTTCCTTGGACATCGACGTCCCGCCGCCGCCGCCCACCATTCCGGAGAGCTGCCGCGGTTCGGGAACAGAGCCGAACGAGGTCCAGGTGACGGTCGTGACTTCCTGCGGGATGTCCATCGACAGTCTGTTGTAGAAGCGCCCGCCAGCCTGGACGCCCATGCCGTCGAAGAAGTTTTTGCGATAGATCCCCTGAAGGATCTCCGGATTCTGAGGGTAGCCCATCGGATTCTCCTACAGGTTCTCGTCGGTGATGCGACGAGTTGTGTCGACCCAGCCGCTGACTGCGGTATCGTCGACAACGGTGAGCTGACCGATGGCTGAGGTTGTGCCTGCCACCGACACGACGATGTCGGCGGGGTTGTCGAACAGCGCCGCGGCGGCCTGGGCGAACTGCTTGCCACGGTTGGCGTCGGTGAGGGTTGTGGCCGCGAACCAGAACTTCCCGGTCGTCGCCACCCACACCAGCTCGTTGGCTGCCGTGGTGGTCCGGTGTTCCGCGTTGACCCCGGCGAAGAAGTCAGCCGTCGCGGCCGGCGTCGCGGTCAGGAGCCCGGTGGCCCCGATCGTGAACGACAGGCCGCCACGATAGAAGATGTCCGCCGCGGTGCACTTGAACTGCGTGAGGCCGATTTCGTAACGCGGGTCGAAGATCATCCCATACGGTACGTCGGCAGAGAGAGCCGCCATGGGTCACTCCTTCTTTGCGGTCGCGGCCTGGTACGACTTGAAGTCGGGGGCCTTGATCGCGGCGAGAAGCTGATCGGGGTCGTGACCGAGGGCGCGGACCTGATCCTTGTCGGCCGAAGTCAGCGTGAGTTCGGTGCTCTCGGGCGGGGAGCCCGCCGAGTAGGTCTTGCCGACGCGGTAAAGGGGTTCGCCCTTGAGCACGTCGTGCTTGAGGAGATCCAGCGTGCCCTCCCAGCGGGAGGCCTTGAACCACGAGTGCGTGGCCTCGTAGCCCTTCTTCCGATCCTTGTAGTTGGCGCACCACGCGGCCTTGAGCACGCCGCGCTGGAGACCGTCTTCGACGAGCATGATGATCTCCTGCGCGTCGAGGGTGCGCTGCTGCTTGGCGACGATCATCGCCAGCTCGCCCTTCTCGGGGTCGGCCTTGACGTTGTCGAGCTGCTCGCGCACGGACTCGACTTCCGCCGACAGGTCGAGGTTCTTCTTCTGAAGATCGAGGATCTCCGCGTCCTTCGCCTCGATGTCGGTCTTGTGCTTGGCCTCGACTTCGGCCAAGGACATCTCCTTGGTCTCTTTCTCTTCCTTGGCCATCGTGGCCTCCGTCGTGAAGTCGGTGAGATAGATCGACAGCCCGTCGCCCGACTTGTCGAGGGCTGCGATATTCAGGTCTTTGATGTAGGACTTGTTCGAGATGACGATGTGATCGAGAACTTCGCCAATGGCGGTGCCGTCGTATGCCTTCTCCTGGCGTGTCCCAATGGAGGCCAGCCGAACACGATCGGAGCCGACCATTTCGGCGGCGGCGCCCATGAGCTTGGCGCGCACCACCATGTCACCGTCGGAGCGGCGGACCGCCTCGACCCAGCCGTGCGCGGGCGGCTTCCGGCGCGCGTCCTCATGCGGCACCTCCAGATAGATCGGAACCTGGCGTGGGTGCTTCTTGAAGTTCTGCACCATGCCGTCGATGCGCTTGGCGTCCAGCGTCCCCTTCTGATCCGGGCCGTTGATGAACCGGCCGATCGACTTCGCGACGGTCATTTCCTTGATGAGCGTCGGGCCGTTGTGGAAGGCGAGCGCGATCTCGAGCTTGGCGCGCATCTGCGACTCGGTCATGCCCGGGTCCTTGGCGTCCTCGGTGCCATCTGACATCAGACCAAGGGTCGCCCGGCAGACAGCGAACGCCGACTGTTCGGAGTGCCCCTTGCCAACGACTTCGCGAATGCACTTGTCGAGGATCTCGGGCATCAGCGTCTCCTCGCGGCGCGCTCTTTGCACTTGGCGCACTTGGCGCGATAGAGCGTTCCCTGCGGGAGTCCGTTACCGAATCGCTGGAGTGGCTCCATCATCAGCGGGTTGTCGAATCTGGCCTTCTCGCCGCACTTGCCGCACTTCTGCGGAAGGGCAGCGTCCGGGTCGAGTAGGTCAACGATGGCGCGGGCGTGGCCTTCGTCCGCCGAGATCTTCGGCTGCCGGTAGGCGGGCACGACAATCAGGCTCATGCCGCCACCCGATAGAGGAATAGGCACCGGCAGTAATCTTCGCCCTCGCAGAAGTTCGGAGGCATCAGAACGAAGTAGGCGTCCGGGCTCGACGGGGAATAGCCCTCGCGCTCCATGACCGCAGCGCCCTGCGCGGAGATGTCGACCACGGGGCCGTTGATCTCGCAGACGGCGCCGTCGAGCGGGACGCAGTTGTCACAGGTCGCGGCGTCGAGGATGGCCGAGCGGACGGCCTGGCCGATCTGCGGGCCGCGTCGCTGCGCTTCCAGGTTGCGGCCAAGGCTGTTCGCCTCGGCGGTGGCGGCGCGGCCGGCCTGCTCTATTGGCGCAGCGGAGAGATCGCGCAGCCCTTGCTCGACGTAATCGGCGAGGGCTTCGTTGCTCAGGCCGGGAGGGGCGCTCTTGAGCAGTTCGGTCGCCCGGTTCTGGAGGCGGTTGTAGAAGTCGCGGAGGTCGATGTCGACCTTCGCCTCGAGGGCCTGGTTCGTGACGGGCTTGGCGTCCGGTCCCTTCGGTGGTATTTGAGCCACTTCGCCGACTCCCCGGGCCCAAAAAAACGGGCCCGTCGAGGTGTCGGCCCCGACAGGCCCGTTTCTTTGTTCCCGAGAGTCGGCCCGCCGCGCAGCGGGACGACGGCGCTTCTTCTACATCAGGTCTTCGACTGCTGTCTTGCCATTTCGTCCGCCACCTGTGACGCTCCGAAGTTCCTGACTCGCATCACGATCTCCAGCAGGCGGCTCCTCAGCACGCCCCGGTAACGGAATATACCACCGCTTGCGGCAGTCAACTGTCCGATCCCCAACTGGCCGGCCGCGATCATCCGCCGCATTGATGCCACCTCGAGATCCAGGTACTCAGTAAGCCTCGCCGCATAGGCCGCCTCTTCCAGCTTCATCCGGTCTTCGATCTGATCCAGCGCCAGGATGCGGGACTCTTCGGGGGTTGGTTCCCGCCATCGAGAGTTTTTTTTTGAGCGGCATCCTCCCCGGCAAACCTGCGACTCATTGTGTCGTCGCGGCCTTCCGGGTCTGTCCCGGCACCATCCGGGCGCCCGGGGCCGCCGATGGCGGGAGATGGGGTCTTCGCTGCTATCGCTTCGTCGTACTCTTCCTTGGTCATCTCCGGCCAGTTCAGACGGCGGAGGGCCTCATTCGCCAGCGCATAGTGCGGCGGGATGACACCCTTGGCGACTGAATCACCGATGAGTGGAATGTTGTCGAGCTGTTCAGTCGGGGACACCGTCGACCCCTCGATTCGCACCGGGTCGTCAACGTCCTGGTCGTTCTCGGTGTTCATCCACTCCAACTCCTCGGTCAGACCCATCATGGGGCCGGCCCCGAAGTTGATGATGTCCTGCAAGCGGATCCTGATCGCGTTCGTGTGGATGAAGAAGCCGGTCGACATGGACGAAGAGGACGCGCGGCTTCCGGACTGGGTGTTCCCGGACTCCAGGTACTGAGTTCCGCCAACGCGCGCGGAGTCGGCCGCCGACCTGTCCATGATGCTGGCGGCCTCTCTGGCCTGCCCCTCGGACAGCAGGTATTTAACCTCTTCATCCTTCTCGATCACGATGAAGGCGCGCTCTTTAGACCCGCCGCGCAGATCCTTGAGGATCGAGACCAGGGTGTCGCGCTCCTTCACGCCTCCGGCTCCCGACAGCTTGGCGATCGGGATGCCGACGCCGCGGTTCTGGAGGTCAATGAGATCGATCTTGGCCGCGAGGTCGCGCTCCTTCCACGGACGGTACATCGGCCGGATGAAGGCGTTGCCTTCCCAGTTCGGCCCGCGGCGATCCCACGGCACGAGAAAGACGTCTTCGGCCGGGATCGGCTCGCGCGCCTTCATCTCGCCCTTGGCGTTCGTATAGGTGCGCCGGACGTTCAAGAGGTTGTCTCCCTCGTCCATGTCCCACCCATCCTCGTCAACGGATCGCGGGTGGAGCCACTTGAGGTCGGAGAAGATGGCCTGGCCATCGACGATCTCCCTGGTCTTGGCGAACATGGCGAAGCCGTAGACGAGGCATCCGAGGGCCTCGTACAGGCGGTCGTTCCATGAGGTCGAGCACCAGTATTTCTTCGGCCCCTCGCGCAGGAGGTTGGCGCCTACCAGGTCACGGACTTTGGAGTTCCCGCCGACGACCTTCCAGCGAACCCCGGAGATCAGCGTCATGGTGATCGCGGTGAGCTGGCCACGCACTACCGGGTCGTTGACCATCCGGTCGTAGATGGCCATGCGCCCCTTGATGGTTTTCAGTTCAGGGACGTACTCTTCGTCGATGTCTCCGAGCCGGACCTTGATCCCGGCCGACGTGAGATTGTTGATCTCGGCCCCGACCTGTGAGCGCAGCTCCGCGATCTCGCGCTGGAGGGATAGCGCATGTGTGCGCCTCCCCATCCTGACCCGCGTGGCGTTCCTTGCGGCTTCGGCTCGGTTCACAGCACGGCCCCCATGATGTCGTGCTCGAAAGCGTCCTCGCGCACCGGCGTCCAGTCCATGCGGCCGTGGCGCCCGCTGTCGGGCACCGCCCCGCGATTCAGTTCAGCAATATCCACAACGGAACCGATCGGCATCAGCTCGAGCGCCACCGCGGCGCAGACCTTCGTGATGTCGTCGTGGAAGCCCTTGATCTGAGGCGCCTCGATTCGGTACTTGTTGCCGTTCCCGTTCTTCACGCATGCCAGGACGTCGCGCCGGATCATCTCGTCCTTGGGCAGGCTCACCAAGCCGCGCCGCATGGCGGCCTTGTAGTTGCGGTGCATCGCGTTGTTCTCTTCCGTCGACATCTTCTGGACCTCGAGCCGGATGTCGTGCTTCACCATGTCGCTCTGGAGGGGTACGTCGGCGACGGCATCGCACCCGAGCCGGTCGATTCGGTACGGCTTCACCATCGCCGCCAGCTCCGCGACGATCTCTTTCGGGTCTAGGGCCTTGCCCTTGGGCGGCGTCCACCAGTGAACCAGGTCGTAGACGATCTCGTCACCGGAGCGGTGCGCCACGCACACGGCGAACAGGTCGCGCCGGAAGGCGGCGTCGATCCAGGCCTTGTACTCCACGCCTTCACGCGGCTGCATCACCAGCGGGCGGTCAACGCGCATCGCCCGGTCGATCTCGTCGGCCGCGTAAAACGCCCCGCCGGCCTTCCCGAACTGCGCCCCGAAGTCGCGCAGATACCCCTCGGGGTCGTCGCGTTCGGCCTCGCGGAGCTGCTTCCGCTTCTCGGAATCGCTGAGCAGCGTCGGGTTGAACACCCACGACGGCGCGTGCACGAACAGCCGCTGCGCGATCGCCCGCTTCTCGAAGTCGCTGAACAGCTCGCCGTGCTCCATGTGCGGGCTCGACATCTTCAGGAACTTCGCGAACCGCCGCGTCGTCGTCATGCGCTGCCGCAGCGCCCGGCAGATCTCGACGTCGGCGTTGACCTTGACCTCTTCCGTCTCCCACCAGGCCAGCTCGTCCGCGAGCCCGCCGATCATGGTCTTGTTCCGGACGCTCGCCCGCTTCGCCGGGAAGATCTGCGCGATGGCCCCGGTCTTGTACCGGATCTGGAGCCCGGTAACGGCCCGCTCCTGCGCCGTCCGGTGGTCGAGGATGTCCCAGCCCTTGTCCTCGAGCAACAGCGCCTTCCCCTCGAGGTAGCCGCGGTTCTGCGCCGCCCCCTCGCTGTTCTGCGCGATGATGCCGATGTAGGGGATCTCGCCCGGCGCCAGCCCGGACGTCGCGGCGTCGTACTGAATCGCCTGCCAGGTCATCTGATTCGCGCCGATCTTGTCGCCCTTGCCGGCGCGGACACCGACACAGAGCGTCGCCTCGAAGTAGGGGTCGCCGCGGCGCTGCGCGTTGTTCCAGTTCGCCGGCCGCCGCCCCGCCGTCATGTCCAGCAGCGCGTCCGCTTCCTCGCGCGTCATCGCCAGCCCGTTTATCGCCTTCAGCACCGCGATCTGCGGGACCGAGATGTCCGTGTCCCCGAGCCAGTCCGGGTCGCAGAC